TCACGCGGGGCTCCGGCTGATCGTGACGCGGCCGGACAGGACCAGCCAGGCGGCGATGCCGCCGGCGGCCAGCACCAGGCCGAGGGCTGCCAGCGCCCAGCCATTGGCAATGCCGCCGAGCGCCGGCAGGGCCGCGACGCCGCCGGCGAATAGTCCTCCGGTGGTGAGCGCGGCGGCGCTCTCGGCCGGCTTGACCTCGTCGGGCCGCGCCGCGTCGGGCGCGACATCGGCCGGCTGCGGCCCGGCCTTGTCGGCGGCCTTCAACGCGTCGAGAAAGTTCCTGTGGTAGCCGGCGATCAGCCTGGCCTTGTCCGTGCCGTTGACGATGCGCCGGGCGCCGACCGGATCGTCCTTCGCCGCGCTGAAGAAGTCGGCGAGGCGCTTACCCGTGAACAGCCCCTCCTCCATGCCCCGGAACAGCGCCGGCAGGTCCTTCTCCCAGGTCAGGAGCTGGCCCGGCCGGCGCGCCCCGAACAGGCGGTGGTTGCGCTCCCAGGTGACCTGGACGAGCCCTTCGCCGACCCAAGGGTAATAGGGCTTGGACCTGAGATAGCCCTCCCCGCCCCGCTCCCGGATCGGCTGCAGCGCGGCGCCGGTCTCATGAAAGGCGGTCGCCAGCATGTAGGCGAGCCACCTGACATCGGTGAGATGGGAGGCGTCCCACTCGTCGAGGATCCGCGTCAGGCCGTCGACCTGAGCGGAAGACAGCCGGCCGCCGAACGGCGCCCGGCGCACATAGGCAAAGAAGGTCCGCCGGTCGAACATGGACCGCTTCCTTGTGGTTGGGGTGGAGGGCAAGGCGAACGCCAAAAGCCCGGCGCGGGCGGCGCCGGGCTGGGCAGTTCAGGGGTGAGGCGTCAGGTCAGGTCGTGTAGGCGGCGTCGATTTCGGCCGTCGTGGTGATCGTGCCGGCAGCGACCGCGTCGTCGATGGTTCGGTTGCGGGCAAACATGGACTGCAGGTAGGCGGTCGGCGCGTTGTATTCGCAATTACCGGGATGATTGGCTCGGAGAAAATCGCCGGCCCAGAAACCGAGACGGGCGCCTCGCCTGCAACCAAATCAATCGTGACTATCGAACGACAATTCGCGGTAAAAACAAGAACCCTTACATTCTTGCGTTGGCTAAAAACGATGTCATTTTTACCCACGCTCCACTTTCAACGACATCGGCTCGTAGCGTAGCGAGAAATTTGGATGTTTCTCCCACATACGGGTAATTTGGCTGGAACGTACCTCCGCCGCTAATAGCCCAAGTCGCAATGCAAACTGGCGAAGAGCGCATTTCAACCGGAAAAGGTACGATTAGACTACGGTATCCACTCGTAAGATTGAGAGGATACGCGAACTCTTCTTGTATCGGAGGACGACGCCAGTAATAGCGGAGGCAACGTTGGAATTCAGTGGACGGGTCAGGCGCTACGAATTGTCGTACCGCGCCAATGCCGGAGACGTCCGGATAGAGATCGAAATCTCCCACTTCGAAGACATTTCCGGTGGAGTTTAGGCCATTGAATTGACCTGCTGCCGACTTCTTGTTTCCGTCCTGCCAGCCGGTCACGCCGAGATTGGCACCTTCGCAGGCAAGAGCGATTGTGAAGCTCGCGCCTCGCCCTGTCCCCGTCAGCACCCATTCACCGGCGGTGGCCCCGTCGACCGAGATGGCCTGGATCGTGTCGGTGTTTGCCTGCCCAGCGGCGATCGTGAACAAGCCGACCCAGGAACGATTGCTGGCGTTGTTCACGATCGACCAGCCATAGGTGCCGGCCGGCCCCCGGAAAAGGAACGAGCCGAGAAGGCGGCGCGGGGCAGCGGTACCGAACTTCGACGCAGCAAAGAACTGAGCCTCAATCGACTGCCTGAAGAGCAGTTGATCGCCGGCTGCAAGTGCCGGCTTGGCCATCGTGACGGAGATGCGGGTGCGATAATTGCCACCGCCAGGCGTCGCCACAGCCACGCGCTGTGTTGACACCTCTGCCGACGCGCCGGTCATGATGACCTGAAACTGGTCGCATGGATAAGGCCACACACTGGAACCAGTGACGGCAGCTGCACTGTCGCCCAGTTCCTGGCTGTGCTGCATCGCGCCATTGACGAGGAGGTTCGGCGTCGGATCGATCACCTGGACGATCGCCCGAGCCTGCGCTGGCGTGCCATCGACAGGCGGGCCGCTACCCGCACCCAGTGCCCGCAGCTTGATGGTGCCGGCCGCCATGTCGGCAAGCTTGGCATTGCTCACGGCGGCGTCAGCGAGCTTGGTTGTCGTCACCGTGCCTGCGCCCAGGGCGAGTGGCGTGCCGTCCGCCCTGTCATAGCCCACGCACTGCCAGACACCTCCACCGCGGCTGACGAACAACGCCCAATCCCCGGTTGCCGTCGCGATATTGGCAGCGCCGGGAAGGGCGAGTGAAGTGCCGTGCGTCAGAGTAAGCGCGTCGGCGAACCGCACCAGGCGCCAGACCCCATTGGCCGCGGTGCCAAAGGCCGCGACCGTCGTCCCGCCGGTGATGTTGACAAGGTTCGAATGGACCGCCCCGAGATCGACGGAGGGCGCCGAGGCGGCGTCGACGGCAGAGGCCCAATCAAGCGGGCCGGTCAGTCGGCCGCCATTCGCACCGAGCGCATCGAGGCCCCAGGTCGTGCCGTTGTATTGAAGCCGCGCTGAAGTGCCCGCGAGTACGACGCTCATGCCGTCTTGCGGCGGCGTGAAGGACCATTTGCCTGTGGCAGCGCTGTAAAGCGCGAGGTGTTCAGCCCTGCCGGCCCACGCACCGGTCGGGTCGATGCCGACAAGATGCCGGTCGCCATCCGCCGGAGCTGCCGGCGGCGTATTGCCGTGCGACAAAACCGGATAGTTCGGCGCGAGGTCGGCCGCATTCTGCAGGCGCGTCAAAGCTGCAATGGCGGCGGTTGAGCTCGCAGTGTTGATCGCCCGGTTGATCGAACGCTGTTCGATGACGAGATCGATCGTGCGAGTCGCGGCCTTGTAGGGCCAGGCCAAGGTGACTTCGGTTTCGGTCAGCGCCTTGATGACGAGGATGCGGCCTTCATCGTCGAGGACCGCATCGCCTTCTCGGGCCCCGGCCGTCACCAGAAGGATGCCGGCAACGGATGCGGTCCTGCTGTTCTGCGTAAGCGTGATCGTCCACACGCCGGGCTCGGCGGTGAGCAATTTGTCGTAAGACATTGATGATTCCCGAAATTGGTGCCCTTGCGTCGCCACTGTGGCGGGGCACGTCGCGCATAGTTGCGACTGGAACGGATCAATCGGGTGCCCAGCTAGTACTGAGGCTGTTTGGGAACACGTTGCATCATGGTGACGCTCGCCGCCGGCTTGGAAAATCGCTGACACGCCGGCGATGTTGCCCCTCGTCAGATTTGGAGCCACCCGGCGATGGTCAGCTGCGATGTACCTTTAAGCCTCACCGGCGCATTGATTGAGCGGGACGCATCGGACGCTAGAGTCGCAACCCTCGCAATGGGCATTTCCCAGCTTGGATCCAACTGGACGCCTGAAATGGTCAGGTTCGAGGGAACTTGGACATTCGCTCCGCTTCGCGCTGAGCTGCGGTCTTAACAATGCCAATGGTAAGACCGTGCCGAAGGACGGCAGCCTCGTCTTGAACATTGACCCCAGCAGCGAGCGCCGACGACAGGGTCTCGGACCATTGAGGTTGTTGGCGAAGATCTTGGAGCGCTGCCGCCGCACGGGCTACGATGACGTTGCTACACCAGTCTTCGACATTAACCGCAACAAGGCTGATCGCTGCCTGCTGCTCGGGGGTAAGCGTGAATGTGACCGACATAGTAATATTCCTCAGCTGAGTAGTTGGGCGCCGAAATGGGAGCCGAACTGCGCGATCTTCCAGGAAGTGGGTGAGCTCGCTACGTGCACGACGTTGACCGTCACGTAATCGCCTGCGGCCATCTTAAGCGGCGCCACCAGACTATTTGACATATGGTAGATGCCGGCACCGACGGAAGTTACAGCTTGGACATAAGTCCCGTCATTATATTTGAAATTTAAGTATGCTGATTTTATTAGATTTACATCAAATTCAAGCAACGAAATAGTTGAAATCAATAAGTAAACTCCAGATACCGGCGCGGTAAAGCGACCATTTACATGATTGAAGCCGCCACCTTGATTATAGAGAGGAATTTGAAAGCTCGATATGTCTACATTTCGCACTGTCGTGTCAGAATTGATCAGGACATTGCTTGTCAACCAACTCGACATGAAACCCGGCTGATTGGGCACACTGAGCCGTCCCATCAACGCGACGTTGCCAGAAGGGTCCTCGGACATCTGTGATTGATCGAGGGTACCGACAGTATCGACGAACCTTCCAAAACGCCCGGTGCTCGCGGTCGTAGGCAAACCCATTCGTGCTTTGATGGAATCTTTGGTGACAGGATCAATTCCGACCGATTTGTCGGGATTGAGCCAGATCATGTCGCGCGTGCCCGCGCCTAGAACGGTCGGCAGCGGAGCCGCTGAACCTGTGAATTCCGAATTCACACGGATAGCAGTTGGCGTCGCCTGCAATTGCGCCACCGCGGCATTGGTCGGATCGGAACTATTGATGACAGCGACACTGGCGTACGGACTCGTCCCATTCGGCAACACGGCAACGCTGGTCGAGCCGTTCAGAACCGACGTTTGAAAGGAAAGCCGATTCCCGATCGGGGTTCCGGTCATGTCGCCGAGTATACGACGGCCCGCGCCCACGAATGTTAGATCGCCGACGATTTCGCCGCCCACGCCCTTGAGCACGAGCGGTGCACCATCCGCCCGTGAATAGCTTGCGCATTCCCAGCTACCGCCACCGCGTGAAATAAATTCGGCCCAGTCGCCACTCGCCGTGACTATGTCCCGGCCGGTCGGAAGCGCCAGTGTGGTGCTGTGGGCAAGCGTGAGGACGCCAGTGAATTTGACAGCACGCCATACGCCATCAGGTGCAACACCGAACGATGAAACGGTCGCGCTGCCAGTGACCTTGATAAGATTCGAATTGGTCGCGCCAAGATCAACCGTTGAGCCCGAAGCGACATCAATTGCCGGCGCCCAATCGAGCGGTCCTGTCAACTGACCGCCATCCGCACCGAGGGCATCGAGGCCCCAGGTGATGCCATTGTACTGAAGCCGCGCCGACGTCCCGGCGAGCACCACGCTCATGCCGTCCGCGGGCGGCGTGAATGACCACTCGGCAATGGCGGCGCTATAGAGCGCAAGATGCTTGGCCTTGCCTGCCCAGAGACCGGTCGGCGCAGGGCCGACAAGATATCGATCGCCGTCCGCCGGCAGTGTCGGCGGCGTATTGCTCTGGGACAGAACCGGATAGTTCGGCGCCAGGCTGGCCGCATTCTGCAGACGCGCCAGCGCGGCAATGGCCGCGGCGGAACTTGCGGTGTTGATCGCCCGGTTGATCGACCGCTCTTCGATGACAAGATCGATCGTCCGCGTCGTGGCCTTGTAGGGCCATGCGAAGGTGATTTCGGTTTCGGTCAATGACTTGATGACGAGCAGCCGGCCTTCATCGTCGAGAACGGCATCGCCTTCGCGTGCGCCCGCCGTGACAAGCAGGATGCCCGAAACGGATGCATTCGGGCTGTTCTGTGTAAGCGTGATCGTCCACACGCCGGGATCGGCGGTGAGCAATTTGTCGTAGGACATGTGTATTCCTCGCGAGGGAGTCGTCAGCAGAAGCGGGCGTCGACAACCGCCGATCCGGAGAGCCTGATGCGCTGCTTGTTGGCCGGGATCGTTTCAGCCGTACCGACAGTTCGCAGCCGCCATTGAACCAGGAACTGCCAATCGCCGGCCGGCACGGTGTTGCAGCCCGTATCGAACACCTGATTGATGGAAGCGCTCCAATTCGCGCTCGAACCCGGGAGCGTGATGACGCTGAACTCTTGCGGCGAAATGATTTCGACCTCACCAGCACCGCTACGCCCGATCACACGGAAATCAACATAGACTGTCGGCCAGCCGCCCCCGATGCCGCCGATGCCGTGGCCATTGTTCGAAACCGATTTCAGGCGGAGGAAAGCGATCGCTGGAGCGTCGCTCAATCCTGCTCCCGGAATGGCATTTGGATTTGCAGTGATCCGCATCGGCAGCCCGACGGCAAATTCAGCCCAGCCGTTGTGCCCTCCCCCCGGACAGTCGCCCACACCAATATCGACAAAGTCGACATCGATCGGACGAAAGATGCGACGCAACTCACTTGTGGTCCCCGATGCCACGCCGTTGCGGATGAAGCGACCATACTCGTCGACCATGAGCTGCGGCGCGCCACCGGCCTCCGGTCGGCGGTAGATACGATTGCCGACCAGTACGACCATGCCTTTCGGCGTGCTGCCGCCGCCCGCCTGCGCATAGGCTTCGATCCCGGCCTCAGCCATCCCTCCACCGTCTGTCGCCTTGACCAGCATCTGCACTCCGGACACCGCCCCGCCGGGCAGCGAGGCTGACTGGCGGAACTGCAACAGGCCGTTGGCGCTGAGACTGCCGACCGAGGCTTGCAGATTGTTGATCTGGCTCGTCTGCGCCGAAACGGTGCCGTTGAGATTGCCCACCGTGACATTGGTGCTTGCCAGCGCCGAAGCATTCGCGTCGACGCCGGCCTGCGCCGTCGTCATGCGCGCGGCGAGATCGATCAGCGACGAGGCCGTCGCCGAATTGAGCGTCGCCTGGGTCGACGAGAACTGCGTGAATTCGGCACGCGTTTTCGCAAGGCCCGTCACCGGATCCTTGATCTCGGCCTGCAGGCCCTTCAGCTCGCTCGCCTTGGCGAAGCCGTTCACCGGGTCGGTGAAGACCTCGCGCATTTCGACGAGCCGCGCCTCGGCCTGGCCCTGCACAGAGACCAGGCGCCGCCCCTGGCGGATGCCCATCTCGGTGACCTGCTCCATGATCTCGGTCTGGCCCTGTGCAAGCTCCTCGACCTCGGCCCTGATCTCGTCGCGCTGCTTGTTGGCCTCGGCCAGCGCGTTGCGCATGGCGCCGTTGATCATCGTGTAGGCGATGACGTCGTGTTCGACATCGGTCGCCGTCACCACCGGCTTCGGCACCACCAGTTGATAGGGCTGGCTCCACGCCCCCGGCACCCCCGTCGCGCCATAGGCCCGCGCCCTGACCTGCACGGGCGTGTCCGAATAGCGCAGCGGCACGGCGCCGGAATTGGCGGCGCCGTCGTAGATGGTCGAATAGTCGGCGCCGTCCTGGCTGAGCTGCACCTCGAAGCGGGCGGCGCCGGGGCTTGCCAGCACGGCCCATTGCAGCTCGAGCGAGGAGGTGTGCTGCAGCACCTTGGCCGACAACGTCCAGATCGCCGGCGCCTCGTCGGTTACGAGCGGCCAGGTGAGCGGCGTATCGGGCGGGATCACCGCGCCGATGGCGTCATAGACCGCGGCGCTGTCGAGCTTGGCGGTGAGCGCCGTCAGGCCCTTGTCCTTCGGCTGCTGGCTCTCCACCAGCCATTGCTCGCCATGCTCGACGATCGGCCCGACGATGATGCTCGGCGGCGCGCTTTCCGGATCGCCGAGCACGTCGGCGAGCAGCACGCCGGAGGAGGCCTCCTCGGCCGCCACATCGGCGGCATCGAGCACGACCTCGCGCGGGCCCGCCCCCTGAACGAGGCGCACCGGTCCCCATTCCTGCCCGCCCCTGTCGCGCAGCATGGCATAGTCGCCGGCCATGACGGCAAGGTCCATGTCGAGCGCGAGCGTCAGTCCGGCCGCGCCGGTGACGCCGGCGACCTGGCGCGAGGCGACGAACCAGGTATCGACCGCGATCGGATCGCCGCGCAGCACCAGGCGGCCGGCGAGCTCGGTCTGGAACGAGACGGTGGCGCGCCGATAGAAGCCGGCGGCGGCCAGCCAGCGCGCGGTCTCGACCGCCGCCGCATAGGTCGAGATGCCGGATATCTCGATCCGCCGCGGCGTCGTCGACGGCATGCCGTAATAGGCCTCCGCCGTGTTCTTGCGCTTGGGATCGGCCGCCTCCGTATAGGCGACGATGACGTGCGAGGTGCCGTCGTCGGCCTCGAGCTGGAAATCGAGCGAGGTCGTGCCGCGCACGATCTGCCGCCGGCTGAACGTGTGCCGGCGCACGGCCTTCGGCTCGTCGCGGACGAAGCTGTAGCCGGCGCCGAGCCGCACCGGCTCGGCGCGGAACGGGAACATGATCGTGCGCGCCGCGTCCCAGAGCGAAACCGGCCCGCGGATCAGCCCGTCGAAGGTCAGCGAGTGGCCGCCGACGGCCTGATAGGCACGCACCTTGGCAAGGTCGATGAGATGAGCCTCGACGCCGCCGCCGAAGGCCTGGTCGCGCAGGACGTCGACATAGCAGTCGACGCAGTTGCGGATCGTGCCCTCGACGAATTCGCTGCCGTTCCAGACCGGACCGAGCCGCTCGACCTCCACCTGGATATCGGCGAAGGCGGTGGCGGTCAGCGACTTGCCGCTGCGGATCTTCATGCAGAGCTCGGTGAGCCCCTCGCGCACCCTGACATCGGGCATGTGGCCGCGCAGCGCGTCCCACTGGATGTTGCGCTGGAACTTGGCTTCAGAATCGACGTCGAGCCGCGGCAGGTTGTTGTAGGCGCGCACGGCATAGCGGCCGAGCGGCACGTCCCTGGTCCTCGTGAAGCGCTTCGGCTGCATTACCTTCAGCGCGGGATTGGTCTCCCGGTAAAGGGTCTGCCAGGGACCGGTCGGCTGGCCGGCATCGTCGACCGGCGCATATTCGAAGCGCATGTCGATTTCCAGCGTCGTGCCGGTATTGATCTTGTAGTAGCCGTTCGGATAGCTGTAATCGACCTGCAGCCGCGAAATCTCGACGCCCACCGGGGTCACCACGAAGGGGCCGGCGATCGGGGTCGGATCGTTGGAGAGCGGCAGGACCGCCCCGGCAACACTCTGCGAGGTCAGGACGTCGCCGGGCACGAGTGCCGACGGCTGGCCGTAGAGGAATTCCACCTGCGTGCCGGCAAAGGGCGTGGTGACGCCCGCCGCGGTCGGGCCGCCATTCGGCAGTCCGGTGGCGGCGCCCTCGGCCCAGAGCGTGGTGGCGCCAGCGCGGATCTTCTTGATCCGGTATTTGCCGCAGCCGACGATCAGACGCTTGTAGAGCGTCATGTCATCGCCGTCGTAAGTGGAATAGTCCGGTTGCGCGAGGTCCGGCGCGTGCCAGAAGCGGCCATAGCCGACCGGGATGCGCTCATTGGGCCGGCCGAGCGTGCCGCCGCCGGTGACGCCGTAGAGCTTGGAAGGTGCTTTCTGCTGCGCCAGAGCCGAGAGCAGGGCGCCGCCGCCGACAAGGATGCCGGCCGTGATGACATGACCCGCGAAAGTCGTCGCGGCACCAGGGATGATGCCGGCCGACGTGAGTGCGCCGGCCAAGGCGGGGCCGGCCATCGGCGCGACGACAGCCAGCGCAAGGGCGGCAACCGCCAGGCCGATCTTGGCGCCGGACTGGCTGCCCGAGCCGCCCTGGGGCAGCACGGTGAACAGCACGATCTCGTCGCGCGCGACCGCGCGGTCGGCCCAGGTCCGGCCGGGATAGGCCTTGTCGGCTTCCGGCAGCCAGACGGAGTCCTCGGTCGGCGCGAAGATCTCGCCCGGGCGGTGGACGGAGACCAGGAACGGCGCGCCGTTCATGCGCGACGCATGGGCGTTGACGATCCGGTCGAGCCGGCGCCGGCGAGCCTTCAGGTCGATGCGCGGCGCGAACTCGCCGCCGGTGACATTGGCAAAAGCGATCTGGGTCATAGGGGCTCGTAGAATTCGGGAAGCCAGCCGCGGGCCTCGACCAGCATGAGATCCTCGATCGCCACGCCCTGGGGGCGGTCGGCGTGGACGATCATCGGGCCCGGCATGAGAAGACAGACGCCGGCATGTTCATCGATGCGCGGCTTGCGACGCTTGGACATGAGGACGACGGCGCCGTGGCACGGCCCGTCGACGCGCCGCCAGCGCGCCCGTTCGGGATGCGACAGGAACAGCCGGTGGCGGGCAAGGCCGGAGGGCGGATAGGCAACGACGGGCAGGCCGCGGCCGAAGAAGCGCTGCTGGATCTCGGCGGTCAGCGCCCAGCAATTGCGCTCCTCGGTCCACGGCTCGCCGTTGACGGCGTTCAGAAAGGCATCGAGGGTCACAGCACGTAGAGCGCCGGGAACCGCGCCTTGTCGTAGGTCTGGCGCGGAAAGGCCTTCGACTGCATCTCCTCGTAGCCGATCTCGCCCGTCGCGGTGCTGCCGGTGACCGTCACCCGCCTGAGCTTGAGGTCGCGGATGACCTGGCCCGGCGCGGAGAGATCGGAGGCGACATATTCGCGGTAGATGACGCGAACGGCCGCATTGCTCGCTATGGCCTGCCGGAGGATGGCGGCGATCTGGCCGGACACGTTGTCGATCTTGACGGTCGCGGGCGTCGGGCCGTTGCCGGTATGGCCCGGCGGCTGGATCGCGAAGGCGACGGCGGTGAAGGTCACCGCCTGGCCCGGATCGAAGGGCGCCTCCATCTCTAGCGTCGCCGTCAGCGGCTGATCCTGGCCGGTGACCAGGCGCAGCGGCTCGGCGAAGGCGGCATGGTTGAGCTCGACGGTCGAAATGATGTCGTCCGACGGGCTCGTGGCATAGGCCTGCTGCATGGCGGCGGAGATGATGGACATCAGTAATAGACCGTCAGTGAGAGGGTGACCTGCCAGGCATCGTCGCTGAACGGCACGATCTTCGGCCGCTCGCCGTCGAGATGAACGGTGCGGTCGGCATAGCTGCCGTCGGCATTGGCGGTCGGCATGGTGAAGCGCAGCGTGCCGTCGCGCAGGACATCGTCGAAGAAGCTCTCGAAGGTCGCGAGTTGGCTGCCGTCCATGACGAAATTGGCGGTGTCGCGGCGGGCGCGGATCCGGCTGCGCGGGCGCGCCAGCACCGGGCCGTCCTCCATTTCGGTGATCACGGGCGGAAAGCGCTTCTGGCGCGCATAGCCATCCGTCTTCGGCTCCCGGGGGAGCGAAGCCGGCCAGACGGGGAGTGTCATGGTCGTTCCTGAACTGGTGGGGCGGGAGGGGCGGCCGCGCGTGCTAGCCGCGCAGATTGCCGTTCTGGCTGACGCCGAAGCGCTCCTGGATGGCCGAGCCGAGATGGCCCTGGCCGCCGACGACATCGCGGGCGAGCTGCGCCTGCAGCGCCGGATAGATGTCGACGACCGTCGAGCCGTCGGGCCCGGTCCGCTCGCGCACCTCGCCGCCATTGTAGTTGTTGATGATGACGCCGGGCCGGTCGCTGCCGCCCGCGCCGGTCGCGGCCATCACCCCGAGCTGACCGGAGGAATTGCGCCGCAGCGGCATGATGGCTTCGGGTCCCGCCTCGCCCATCAGGCCCATGCCGCCGGCGAAGGGAAAGAGCGTCGGCTGGGAGACGATGCCGCCGTCGGCGAAGGCATGAAGCCCGATCGGGCTGAAGACATTGCCGTTGGCGCTCGCGATCGGGAACAGCCAGCTGAACAGGCTGCCGAGCAGACCCGAGCCGGCCGGGCCGGCGCTGGTCTTGCCGAACAGGGAGTCGAAGATCCGGTTCACCGACATGTCGATGAGCTTGTCGCTGAAGCCGCGCGCGCCGGCCAGCAGGGCATCGCCGACCGGCTTGCCCTTGGAGATTTCCTTCAGGATGGTGGAGACGCTGCCCCGCGCGCCGCCGGAAAACTCCTCCCATTGCTTCTTGGTGTAGTCATCGAGCGCGCCGATCCCCTCGGCGGCCGGGGCTTCCGGCGGCCGTGGCTGCGGCAGCGGCGCGGTGGCGCCCAGCGCGCTGCGGGCGATCGGGCTACGATCGGCCGCGTCGGTCGCGCGCTTCTGCAGCTTGTCGAACTCGTTCAGGCGGTCGCCGAGCAGGTCATAACCGCGCTCGGCCTTGTTCAGCGGTCCGATCGTGTCGGTCTGATCGTAGAGGCTGCGCGAGAGATTGCGGGTTGCATCATCGACCACGGTCGCGGCTCTGCCGAGGCGCGACGCGCCAAGCTCCGCCCTTTCGAAGGAGGCGGAGAGCCGGTCGAGCTCGCGAATGGCCGCGGAGACCTGGCCCGTATCGATCTTGGGGTCGAGTGCGGCGTCCATGACTGGTTCCATCGATTGAGACATCACGAGAGGCCGGTTTCACCCGGCAAATGATCGAGCGGGCGCGCGTTCAGAGGCCGCACGGCCGGGCACCGGCGGCACGAGGCCGCCGGCGCATCAGGTGGTTTGCGTCGGCGCGGCCGGTCAGAGGCAGGGTCGATCAGGATGGACCGGCCCTGCCCTCCCTCGCCGCCTTGAGGGTGCGCAAGAGCCCCTTCACCTCACGCCCCGATACCGGCGGCCTGTCGGCCGGAGCCGGTTTGCCGCCGAAAATCGTGCGCAAGAGATCCAGGCGGCCCTTGTAGGCGGCCAGGATGGAGGTGATCCTCGCGCCAAGCGTCTGCTCCTCGGACCAGCCGAGCCAGCCGGTACCGATTTCGAAAAGCCACGCGTGGAAAGCCGCGTGGCTCACCCTTCCCCCGTCCGGGCAGCCTCCTCGACTGCCGGCGGCGCGCGGCCGCCATTCGACAGGAGCGTCAGATAGTCGGTCAGCGGCGCGATGAGGTCGGCCATGCCGCTGCGATAGACCGCTTCCTTGACCTCGTTCGGCCGCCGGCCGAGACCGGCGGCGACGATCACCGTGAAGGCGCCGAGCTTGAAGCCGGCGAGCTGACGGAAGGCCTCGGCAAAGCCGCCGAGGCGCTCGTCGATCTCGATCGCCGCGCCGAGCGTGCATTTGAGCACGACCGGCCGGCCATCGAGCATGAGTTCGACATCACCCTGCATCAGCGTCGGGCCTCGGATCACGGCACGACCGTGGCGGGGACCTCGATGATCGGCGAGACGATGCTGAGATTGAAGGTCTGCTTGGTCACCTTGTCGGCATCGGCGAAGGTGGTCTTCGCCGACTGCACCATGGCGTGGAAATAGAACACCGTGTCGGTGTCGTTGGCGTCGGCGCGATCGGCGGCGACGATCTTCACGGCATAGGCGAATTTGGTCTTCTCGGCGGCGCGCAGAGCGACCTGGCCCGGATCGAGGGCATCGCGGCCGAGCGTCAGGAGCAGGGCGCCGGGATCGCGCGCGCCCTTGATCCGGCGCACGATGGGGGAGCCGATGGCGGTGAAGGTCGCGGCGGCGGACTGCTCGCCGAATTCGCCGATGCTCTCCACCTCGTGGACTTCCGTGTAGGTGAGCGCGGCATAGCCGGCGGCGTCGGTGGCGGGCGTGGTCGGGCCGACATAGACCTTGGCGCCGGACGTCGTGGTGATCATCAAGTTTCTCCAACAAAAAAACCCCGCCGGATGGCGGGGCTGACGTGACCGGCCGGGGCCGGGACAGGGGCAGGCTCGAAGGCCGGAGCCGGAGCGGTTCAGGCGAAGGCGCGGTATTGGATGGTCACGGGCAGGTAGATGCGGGAGGCCTCATCCACCTTGGCGCCGACATGGGAGCGGATGACCTTCACCTTCACGCCGTCGCCATAGATGGCCTTGGCCGGCGAGAAATGGGCCGTGATCGCGCCCGCAACCTCCTTCGGTGCGGTGATGCCGGTGCGCTGCGGCCAGACCACATCGACCTGGATCGTGCCGTTATAGTCCCGCGCGCCCGGCGTGATGGCGAGATAGGCGGGCCCGGCCGGCGCAAGGGCCGCCGGCAGAATGGGGCTCGGCGCCTCGCTGACCCGCAGCCATTTCTCATCGGCCGGCGGCGTGAAGTCGAGGTTCGGCAGGGCAATGGGAAGCGGCGGCGTCAAGGCCAGCGCCGCAAGCTCGGCGAACAGGCTTTCCACGATCTTGGTTTCGGTCTGCGTTGCCAC